TTTCGGCGGCTGGTTGGCTGCCTGTTTTTGTATGTGTGAGGTTCTTATTATGGCAAATATCTGTCCCGTCTGCGGTGGCAAGTTGGGTCTGCTGAACCGCGAGAAGAGCGCGGACGGCCTGATCTGTTCTGGGTGCAGTAACTTTTTCTTTTCAAAATTGGGCATCCGGGCAGCAAAGCAACCGACAGATGCACTTGCTGCATACTGGGTGACGCTGGAACAGCGCCGTAAGACATTCAAGGAAACGGATTCCATCTATGACGGAGATTCTCTTTTCGTGTCCATTGACAAAATCAACCGTCTCTTTTTCTTCGGCCATCGTGGCGGGGATAAAGGCCAGCGTATGATCTACGGTTTCGATGAAGTTTCCGGGTATGAGTCGGATGCGGACGACGTAATGGTCACTCAGTCCGTGGGTGGCATTGGACGTGCTGTGGTAGGCGCTGCCATTGCCGGGCCGGTTGGTGCAATCGTTGGCGCGTCCACTGCCAAAAGCGAAACAAGGAAGGGGCGCAGCAAGGAAAACGTCTCCATCCGCTTTGAGCTCCCTCTTGGGGAGCAGGTTCTGCCTGTCCAGAAGTATCCAGGCGGAATCACGGAGTTTTTGAAGGAATGCGTTTCCGGCAGGCAAAAGGCGTCAGCTTCAACAGGTGCGTCGGGAAGCGTTGCGGATGAGCTGCTGAAATTCAAACAACTTCTCGATCTCGGCGCCATCACCGAAGAGGAATACAACGCAAAGAAAGCGCGACTTCTTGACCTGTGAATTTGTTCACAACCACATTGTACAACCATTTAGTGTATTTGTCAATCAAATTTAATTGCGCAAGAATGCGCTGAAAATTCGACATTTGCGCTGAATCGCGCGATTTGCGCGCGCTTTTAAGCGAAAAACGCGCGGTTTGCATTTGCAATGTGCAAAATATGCACGTTGCTACTGCTTTCCGGTGTCCGGCCGTTGCAATTTTTGCAACAACTGGGCGGCGCACTCACCGCCGGGGCTGGCCGCTGCGGCGCGCAGGGCGTGAAGCCCGGTGATCTTGCGGCTGGCATACATGGCGGCGCGGGCTTGCTGCTCCGGGGTCATATCAACGTAGCAGGCAAGCGCGGCGCGGATGTGGCGACAAAACAGCTGCATCTTATCCATAAATCATTCCTCCCAGGGCTGCGGTGTGCGGTCGGTGCCGGTCAGAACGCTGGCGGGCATTCCGTCAATGAGGGTCATTTCGTTTTCTTTACTGTTTCTTTGCTCTAAATCCATTTTGTTTTCCTCCTGATTTTTGGCGATTGTGTCAATCTATGTACCAAATTTTACCATGCGCCAGAGGAAATTGAAATCAGCAATCATTTTGTCGAACGGCGCAGAAAAATTCTGCGTCGTTTTTTGTTTGTTTCGCGCAATATATTTCGAGGGGAAGGACGAGTATGAGTTATTTTACGGCGGCTAAAATTGGCACTGCGCTTGCAAAAGCGCGTGTGGAAGCGGGCTTGAGCCAGCGGGAAATGGCGCACCTGATCGGAATGACCGAGCGCACCGTGCAGAACTGGGAAAAAGGGCAGTCAAGCCCAGACGGTGACGAGATCATGGACTGGTTCACCGCCTGCGGGGCTTCGCCGCTTGCTGCAATGCAGGAGATGCTGCACCCGGAACTGTATCGGAAGCAGGCCACCGACATGACGGACGAGGAACTGGATGCAGCGATAGCAGGCTTTTTGGACAATTTCCCCCGCATCGTCAAAGAGATGATCCTCTTCATCGTGCTGGGCAAGCATGGCAGCTATCCCCCGGCGGTGATCGCCGAAATCTGCGCCAACCTTCACACCCCGCTGCAAAATAAGGTTTCGGTCTGCGGTCAGGTGCTGGATAACTATAACTGCGCTGTTGCAACACACACAGACCCCGTGCCAGATGATGTGCACCCGCCGGTGGAACTGCTGACTACTGCGTACAAGGCAGGCAAGGAAGCGGCCAGACGCGGGGAAACATCCTACACAACAAAGAGAGGACGGTAAGAATGACCTGCATCAGATGCAAGCGAGAGATCCCGGACGGCGCTGCATTCTGCCCATGGTGTGGCAAGCGTCAGCCGGAGACCGCACCGCCCGCGCAAAGAAAAAAGCGCCGCCGCCCAAAGGGAAGCGGCAGTGTGCGAAAATTGACCGACTCCCATAGATCCCGCCCGTGGATGGCCAGAACGGGCAAAGGAGAGCTTTTGGGGATGTTCGCCACGTCATCCGAAGCGGTCATCGCATTGGACGAGTACAACGCCAAACATTCGAGCGTCGCGCGGATGCGGTACACCTTCAAGGATGTCTATGAACGATGGAATGCCGTGCATTTCAAAGAAGTGGGTGAAAATGGCCGGTACAGCTACGAGCAGGCATATACAAAGGCCTCTTCCCTCTGGGAGTGCGAAATGCGGGAACTGAAGACCGAGGACTATCAGAAGATCATCACTGAGCTGGCCGAGGCCGGGCTTTCGCGAAGCACCTGCGAGAAGCAACGGCAGCTCTTCAGCCAGCTTTGCAAGTGGGCCATGCAGAACGACATCATTTCGATCAACTATGCGGAGGGGCTGAAGATGCCCGCTCCCCCGCCCAAAAAGGAACGCACCCTCACAGACGAAGAGATCGCCAAAATTCAGGCTCTTGCCGATGATCGCAGCAAAAACAACCGGTTCCGCTTTACTGCTCAATTTTCCATTGTGCTGGTTTATACCGGGATGCGCATTGACGAGCTGCTTTCTATGCGCCGGGATGATGTGCATCTGGATGCCGGGTATCTGATCGGCGGCGAAAAGACCGATGCCGGCCGTCAGCGCACAATTCCAATTCTCGACCCCATCCGCACCATCCTGGCCGGTTGGATGCTGGATAGCCTGGGCAGCGAGTATTTGCTCCCAACGGCCAACGGGCGCAAGAAGGACGTGAACACGGTCGAGCATTCCTTCCGCCGGATGATGGAGGTCTGCGAGATCAACAAGCCCGACACGCCGAAGGAAAAGCGCGTCACCCCGCATTCTCTTCGCCGAACCGCGGCGACTCGCCTTGTAGAAGGCAAGGCCGAACCAACTGCCGTGCAGGCCATTCTTGGCCACTCCGATTTCACCACCACGGCAGACTATTACACCGCCCACAGCACCGATTACCTGGCCGAAGAGATGAAAAAGTTCAAGTATGTAAAGGAACAAAAAGAGAACAAATAGCCACATTTTCTCGTCTTGTCGCTGTTTTTTCTTGCTTCCCAAGCAGTAGGCGGCGGGTTCGAGTCCCGTATCCTGCTCCAAAATAAAGCGGCAGAACGTCTCATTTTTGAGAGATTCTGCCGCTTTTCTTTTTGATTCAAACCTAAAAACAACGTAGATTATCCTGGATACTTGTGATAAAGGAACAAATAAAGGAACGAATCACATGGATTTGAGCCTGTATATAATCGAACTGTACTCTTTTGGGTACACAAGCTTTATACTATCCATGTGCTTGTCTAGCACCTCCATCAACCCGCTGAACGGCACAGCGCTTGCAGCCTCTACAAATTCGCTCTGCGGTTCTTGTGGTCTTGTGGAATACTCTATTTGTCTGGCTGGTTCAGGCTGCGGAGAAGAGCTGCTTTCCCGGCTTTCCGCTTCGCTCAGTTCATTTCTCACAGTGCAGAGGGCGGCAAGCTTTTCCACGCTCTGCCAGTTCGTTTCTTCGCATTTCAGTTTGCGGATGTGCTCGTTGATCTCCACGATGTCCATGCCTGCCACCCTCCTTATCACATACTGCGCAGAATGTCAAGAGCGCGCTTATACGCGTCACGCTCGTTGCCGGTCGCGTCCTGCATCATGTTTTCGATGTCGGAAATCATCCGTTCCCGGCCATCACCGCGCGAGTAGTGCCCGCGTACATAATGCCGCCCACGGTTTGCGAAGCTGTTGCCTTGGCCATAGTTTTCGGTACGTCCGTAGTTGCCGCGCATATCAGCTTCCCACTCACCAGCGCGGCTGTAATCGCCGTCCTCCAGCATCATGATCTTGTCGATGTTTTTGATGGTGTCGGTCAGCTTGTGAACGGTATCCAATGTACGCTCATTCAGGCCGTTCTTTGCATCGCGGTTGTACTCATCCAGCTCTTCGCAGAGCATTTCCCGCAGATTATAAAGATTCTTACTCATGTTGTACTCCTTTCTTTATGCAACGCGCTCAACAATCAGATTGCTATTTGCGATGCTGATCGCCTGCGCGCTGGTGTTTTTGAGCGCCACAGTAACGCAGCATCCACGGGGGACTTCCACGAAAACCTCCGTAAAGACGTTGCTGTACTGATCCACTGCCGCCGGGGTGACGATTGCGGTGGCGCTGTTGAGCGCCTCTCCGCCGACAGCCAGCGCCACAGAGATAGCGCCCACAGTGCCCCCGGTAGGGATGGCGATGTTTCCGCCAAAGCTCACTTTGAACAGTGCTTTACACTGATTCGTAAGCCCACGCAGCGTCACATTGCCAGCACCTGCTCGGTGGTTGATGCAGTTTGACCCCTTGATAGCGGTTTCGGTCAAGGGAAGATTCTGACCGGCTGCCACGGTCTGAATCGTGGTAGAGGTAAATTCAGCCATTATTCGCGTCCTCCTTTTCTGCACAGACATCCGCTTTACTTGCATAGATGTTTTTCAGCACATCCATGCAGGAAGCCGAAAAGTCCGGTCGTTCAGTGTCCAGCAAAGTCCGCACGATTGAACTGTATACGCTCAGATCCATCATGCTCATTTTGTTTTTGTCCATGCTGGCCAAATGGTCAACAAACTGCTGCTTCAAGTCTGTTACGGTCATTTGAATGCTCCTTTCATAATAAAAACGCCGGGACTGCTGCCCCGGCGCTCTGGTTTGCAAAATCAGCTCTGGGGCTGAACAGGCTACAAATTGTAGTCAGTTGCCGTGATTCAGTTATGCGCAGCTGCCGCAGCCGGTCCCACAGCCATAGTAAATGGCGTTGGGGTTGGGCACCTGATAGGCAGGCACGGGAGCTTTCTGCTGCAGAGTCCCGATGATCTGGTTGGTCTGCGCGTTCATCGCGGTGGTCAGGAACGCGCTCTGGCGATCCTGAGAAGCAGCCCGGCGCAGCTCGTTGTTCTCGCTCTGCAGGGTGGCGATCTTATCATTGGTCAGGAAGTCGAGCACCGCGCGGGTGTTGCTGTTCTGATTCTCGATGATGTCCCTGGTGTTGTTGTTCATGGTGTTCTGAGTTGCGCAGAAGCCCTGCTGCATCTGGTTCCGGGTGTCGCACTCCTGCGTGGCCATATTGTAGTTGACGCCCTGGATCGCGGTCTGGGTCTTGCAGCAGCAGTCTGCCAGCTGTGTAGCCAGAGCATTCTGCCCCTGCATCAGCGCAACGTTGGTGCTGTTGAAGCCCTGCTGCATGGCGTTGGTGACACCGTTCAGGCCCTGCTGCACGCCGTTGAAACCCTGAAGCATCCCGGTGTTCATGGCATAAAAGCCATCACACAGGCCGCTTTCCAGCCCGTTTAGCTTGTTCATGACGCTCTGGTTGTCGAAGCCGCGCTGCAGGTCTGCCTGGGTCACTGCGCTGGTCATATAAGGCGAAGCACCGCCCATGCCCATACCGCCGCCCCAGCCAAAGCCGCCCATGCCGCCCCAGCCGAACATGCCGAAGATCAGAAAGAGGACAATCCAGCCCATCCAGTCGCCGCCCCAGCCATTACAACCATTGTTATAGCTGTTGTTGGCAGGCTGCACCGGCATGGTCAGGACTGCGCTATCGGAAGATAAAGACATAATCTTGCTCCTTTCGTGTTTTTTGAAACATTTATTCTAAATGCGGCCGCATTTTAGAATCCAAACATGTTTTTCATGCCGTTGAGCATCGGCGCGATCTGCTGCGCCCGCTGCTGAATGGCGTTGAGCTGCTGTTGTGAGAGCTTCCCTGAAGTGAGCATCTGGTTTATCATCTCCTGCGGGTTCTTGCCCTGCATCTGGCCCATAAACTGTTGAAACTGCCCGCCAATGGGGTTCTGGGTCTGTCGGCCCATCGAGTTATACAAGCTGCTGCTCATCGTTTAGCTCTCCTTTTCCGGCTCTTGTGCTTCCTGCTTCTCCAACGCCGCCAGCTTTGCCGCCAGCGCATCGAACTCCTTACGGGTGACATACTCCCCGCCTGCGGCTTGCGTGGCTGCAATCGACGCTTTGGGACCTCCGGTGCGTTCCTTGTAGTCGTAGATGCGGAGCGGGAACGGCCTGCCGTCCTGCCCAACCTCTTTGATGTAAAATGTATCGGAATCGGCATCCAGTAAAAGCACCCGGCTCCCGTTGGCGACCAAATATCCGCGCGCTGCAGCCTCGCCCTGCACCCAGATAAAGCCGCTGTCAGCCGGTGCGGCCTGTGCCTGCATTGCCGGCATCATGACAGGCTGAGGCTGGTATTGCGCCGCCCGGAGTTGTTCCAACTGCCCCTGTGGCTGTTGGTAGTACGTCTGCGGGTATCCGTTATAAATCGGCATCGCTTAGTCCTCCTTGTACCAGTAAAAAATCGGGCACTCCCTGCCGCTGTCCCAGCTGTCCATCCACTCGCCATTGATAACAGCCAGAACGTGACCAGAGCAGCCCAGAACATAGATCCCGCGCGGGTACTCCCTTGCAAAATCCTCCACGGTGTAGCAGGTGGAGCAGTCTGCCTCGACAAGGCGGCGCTTGAATCCGCGCTTTTGGAGGTACGCGCCCCATGTGCGGTTGGCGCTTGGCATGTCGCCCAGTGCATAGCCCATCATGGCAAGCCCTACATACGCCTGCTCCCAGCTTTGCCCGGTGGCAGCTGCAACGGCTCGCACTGCACAGTCACCGACGCTGCTGCCGCGCGGGTTTGGGTTGAACTTGTGCCACATGGAGCTCCCCTCCTTATGCGCCCATCATATCAGAATGCGTTAAAATGAAAGACAACGAACGTCAAACGAAGGACAAAAAAATTTTTACATTTGACGCTAAATGTATTTACATTTGATGTCAAATGTGCTATAATAAGGGTGTCAAGAGAAGCAATTAAACAACGGAGGAACGAACAATGACCAAGTACAATCTGCATGACATCATGAACAACGCATGGAGAATCTTCCGGAATGCGAAGGCCGGGCATGGGTCCGAAGTGATCTTTGCCAGCGCTTTGAAAAAGGCATGGAACATGGCAAAGACCGTTGCCAAGGAAGCCGCTGCTGCTGCCGAAAGAGCCGTCGAAGCTGCCAAGCGCGAATCCGCCGGTGTCGTCCGGATGCACTACTCTCAGTACAAAAACGAGTACAGCAACTGCCAAACCGTTGATGGCAGCTACGACAAGAAGACCAAGACCATCGAGGTTATGACCAAGGTTGCCCGCGTCTTTGAGCGCCGCCCCAGCGTGACCGCGATCCGTGGCTTGTGCCCCCGCTGCCACACTTACTGCTATGGCGATTGCATGGCTCGATAATAAAAAGGAGGAAACCATTATGACTAACATTGCAAAAGAATTTATCACTGCGAATGCTGCTCTGTATGAACTGGCTGTCAAATCCATTGGGCTTGGCCGCCTGGATGCCATCCTCGGAGACTATCAGCAGCGCTGGGATGCCGATGAAGCATTTGATTTGTCCAAAATCGGGATGCTCAATGCGTTTGATCCGGAAGCCTGGAAGCGGAAACCGGATAACGAGGCTGCCGAATTGACTGCATGCTTGAGTGAAATTGCCAGTAAGGTAGAAAAAGAGCTGCTGGATGCCTGGACAACTCGATATGACCGGCAGCAGATGCAGGCCATCCTTGATGCCCTGTGCGCTATTGACCCTGACGGAACGCTGATTATTGGCGGTCGGACAGTCTATTACACACAAATTGCCGAATCCTGGAATTATGTGCACGGGAAGGACCGTGCGTTGTACATCGACCGTGGATTTGACATTTAAGGAGGAATCGAGATGGATGCACTTTTTACATCCGTTGTGCGGCTCAGCGAACAGGGTTTGAGTCTCAAAAAAATCAGCAAGCAGCTCAACATCAGTGAGCAAAAGGCACGAAAGATCCTGATTACGGCGGGGGCGTGGTCGAGCCCGCTGGCGGACTCGATCGCTGCGATGACAAAAAAAGGGAAAGGTGTCGATGAGATCGCGGCAGCATTAGGTCTTGGACGCAATGCCGTACTGTCGTATATGCCGTATGACCGAGGCATGAAGGGCGCGGAGTACCCCACGATCAATGCCATCCGCATCCGAGAATGCCGGAATCGAAAGAAGGTGAAACCAGAAAATGAGCAATTTTGACCAAAAGAAATACATTGCCGACTACGTCAAGGAAAACTATGACCGCATGACGGTTCGGCTGCCAAAAGGTCAGCTCTCAGTATTAAAAGAGCGGGCCGCACAAAAAGGCATGAGTATCAACGGCTATATTACACATCTGATTAACAAAGACGCAAACGATGAAAGTAAAAATTGAAAAGGGCCAGCATTTTGGACATTGGCAAGTCCTCGGCCCGTCTAGCAAACCTTACTACTATACTTGCAAATGTTGCAAATGCGGAGCGGTAAAGGATGTTTATAAAAGCTCACTTGTCCTCGGCAAAAGCTCGCAGTGCGCAAGTTGTGCTTCCTCGGTTCCGCGTCCTGAAATATCCAAAAAGAATCAACAAAGAGCAGAAGAACGCTATCTTGGAAAAACAGTCAACGGATGGCAAGTGATCGAAATCTTGCCACCCAAAAGCGGGAGCGAGAGCTTCCGCTGTCGCACGGTTTGTCCCGTTTGTCAAAAAGAAACCGTGACTGCGCTCAGCCGCCTATCCGTCATAAAGCACTGTGCCGCCTGCAACAGGGATATCAAGCGAAAGTCTGACGCGATCCATACAACCGCATGGGCCGACGGATCTAGCCTGGCTGCCGCAAAAAGCCGCATATCCGGAACAGTCAACCGAAATTCTGCGACCGGAGCAAATGGTGTTTCCAAACTTGCCGATGGCAGATACAGAGCTTACATCAACTTTAGGCGTAAGCAATATCACCTTGGTCTGTTTTTATCGTTTGAGGATGCCATGGCCGCCAGAAAAGCAGCTGAACAACTTATCTACGGCGATTATCTCAACCAGCACGAAGGCTGGGAAGACGCCCTGCAGGAGGCCCTGAAAAAGCTAAAAGACACTCAGTCATAAACTTTGGAGGTCATCACAATGACAGTTGATTTGTACGCACATTATGGTACACTAGCCCATGAGGCTACACCGGTTTACGCATGGGGAGCTGATGTCACTGACTCTTATGACCGTGTATCTGTCACAATCCCGGCCCGTTACAAACCTTACAAGACCATGAGCGGCGAGCTGTGTGTGTGTATCCCGTACAACAACGAGGAGTTCTCGTCTGAGCTTGTGGATGCACTCAATCGTTTCCCAGACTTCTGCCGTGACTGTGTGATCCAAAAAATTGTCGAGTAAACAACAAAACCCCCGGTGTCCACTGTGGACACCGGGGGTTTTCAAATATCCACCCTCTTGTGCTTCTTCGAGAGGCCGGGAGGATTTGTTGGACATATTATACCACAAATCGTGTAAAAAGAAAAGCGGCAGACCCGAAAGCCTGCCGCTTCAATGCGTTTTCGTGAAAAAACGCACCCAACTGAGATTATAGTATCACACATCCAGCATTTTATCAATAATTTTCAGCCTATTGCCGATTGATGTCCGGCAATACGGCACACGCGCTGCAATATCAACTTGGCATAGCTGGTCAACGTACCGCAACCGGGCGATTTTCCGGTCATACCTCCCAAGCGGCGCACGTTTTATCACAGCTTTTATCTGTTCTGCATTAAGCCCTTGCAACGCTGGCGGAAAGACTATGCGAGCCGCCGCCACAGGCAGCACCGAGCCAGAAGGGCTGCGGGAGCTGTCCGGCGTTGCGCACCATTACGGTGACGGCACCGAGATGGTATGTTTTCGTGAGGTCACAAAAACGTCCACAGACCATTTTCGTGACGTGACGAAATTGCTCTTGTGCGGCGAACATACCGGTGACGTCACCGATATGGTGGTATGTAGTGCTGGTCATAGCGGTCTCCTTATTCCTTTCCCTGCATCTGATTGAGGACGTGATCGGCGTGGATGGCGGCAGACGTGAAGGAGTTGTTCTCCCACCACGCCACGAGGGAAGCGACGACGGTGATGCCGGTGGTGATGATCTGCTCCAGCTGCTCCGACTCGATGGGAAGCGGAGAGTGGCCAGTTGAGCTCAGAATCTGATTGGTGAGTGCCAGCGCGAGGACGGCGGTACGGGCGATGGTTCCAGCGGAAATCTTGTTGGTCATGGTATCAATTCCTTTCCTTTTCTTCGAGGTCGGCAATTCGGTGATCGGCGACCTTCATCTTCTCTTCCAGCACGGGGATGCGCTGGGCGAAATTGTTGTGTGCCCGGACTTCTCTGGTCAGCTCTTCCAGCTTGGTTTCGGTCACGGCTTGGCTTTTGCTGTTTGCAATTAAAACGCCAATCAGCGTGATTGCACCGGTAATGAGGGCGGCTGCGATACTCTCCATTCGGCTTACCCCTCCCGGAGCCTGTCCAGCCCCTTTTTCGCGATAATGGCGGCGTAGTCCTTGTAAGCGTGGGAAAGGTCTGCGTTGCCCGTGATGCCCGGTACGCTGGCGCTGCTGGTGTACTGCCACATGCCAAAAGAAAAGTCTGTTTTAGGCTTGTCATCTGGTTTGGTTTTGCTCTTGTCTCTGGGATATCTTGCCAGCCATACATCGTACTTGCGCAATGCATCACCGCCCATATACAGCCGGGTCTCACCGAAATTGAGACCGGTGTACAGCAGAGCGTAGAAGCCCCACTGCTCGATGGTCGCCAGCGCATACGCGGTCAGGTCGGTCAACGCCTGCTTGCCAAGCTTGCGGAGCTTGTTGTCCTCCACATCCACGCAGATCGGCAGCTCGAAGGTTTTCCCGGTCAGCGCAGTCTTGAGCAGGGCAAGCTCTGCGTCGGCACTGGTATGCGAGACGGCATAGGTGTAATAGTACACGCCAACCGGCAAGCCGACACGCTTGCACTCGGCATAGTTGTGCTCAAACGTCGGGTCGATGTACAGCCCGTCCTTGCGATTGGAAAACTTGCTGTTGGTGGATACCGTCTTCAGCATCACGCCGGAGACAAGGCCGCTTTCCTTGACCTTGCCCCAGTCGATGCGGCCCTGCCAGCGGGAAACATCCAAAATAGTTTTTGCCATCATGTCACGTCCTTTCTGTTAGTGGGATAAAGCTTCCTTTAGTTAATAGGCGAATTCTCTATTTTCGCCTGCTCCAATGCGTACAATTTTTGCTTTTCTTTCTTTTTTATTGATGCAAAAAATGTCAAAGCACTGTTCGCTTGTAGTCCCAAGCGTTCTCGTCTGTGCTCCTTCTTCTCGGATGAAGCAGTCGGCGTTAGTCACAACCATGTGTGTGCCATGCCACTCAATAAGTGCATCTCTGTGCGTATGTCCAGCAAGCCAACACACAAGTGTGCCTTTGTGTGCAGAGAATTCTTCCGTTTTTGACGTGTATCCGCTTATGACTTTCCCAATTTTTTCAGCATTTACAACCAGTGTACTTGTCCCAAAAGGCCGTTCTGAGGATGTCCACAGTGGTACATGAGAGAAAACAACACAAAGCCAATCATTAGAGGGCAGATTTAAGGAGCTTTTGAGCCATGCAATTTGTTCTTCGCTTATGGAAAAATACCACTCTTTGTTATATTTGGATATATCCAAGTCGTCAGCATAATCCATACAGTTCACGGAAATATAACGAATTTTATTGGTTTTATCGTCGGAATAAAAATACGTTCCATTTCCGTTTTCAGGATACACAATTTCCGATTTTGCCTTTTCTTCATCAGAGCGATAATACAAATTATACGCTTCATCGGTGGAGATATTGTATTGATTGTTTCCACCATACGCCCATTCATGATTTCCTATAGTCTTTAGCATTGGCACGTCAAAGAACAAATCGCGAAGCTCTATCATGTCATCAACAATAGCGTTTTTGCCTTTCTCGTCTGAATTCCATGCAGTCTGCCAGTCGCCTCCTCCGAGAATGGTTTTTATCGCACATGATGTTTTGATTCGTCTCATAAGAGCAGGCGAATGTTTTGTGTTCCGCTGAATGTGAATGTCTGTGATAAATGCAAATGCAAAGCTGTTAAAGCTAGCAATATTTTCAAGAACTTCTTTTTCTTTCTGAGATAGGTAATCTCTATAATATTCTGGTATATGAAAGCGATTATCCACTTTATAAACATGGAGATATTTATACACTTGGCCAACAGATATAGGGGAATTGTCCTTATTCCGAATAAGAATCGTATAATATCTCTCTGGATACACATTGCAATAAAATGTCCCATTAAGCCATACGTTAATGTTTGCTGCGAAGTCTTTATACATATATTTCTTAGAGTATACGCCATCTTCTAATATAAATTCTTCGACTATTACGTCAATTGTGCCAGGAACAGAAATCATAATAGTTTCTTTTTGCGGAGGGCTGAACAAACTTGTAACAACTCGAATATTTGACGGCTTAAAAGGGATAGTATAATTTGACGCTTGATTGTAAGTGAATTTATTTGTTATATCAATGCAGTACGGCTTCGCAACAACGTCATGCAATTTTTCGCTCAAGGCAACCATCATAATATCTTCGCCAGTTGGAATATCTTCAAAATCGGTATTGCTATCATTTTGTATGAGTATCCAACGCCCGGTATCTTCCTTATGAACCATTGCTTCTTTAGTCCATACGTTTTCGTATGAAATACTAAATTTACCAACGCATTTGATTTTGATGTCACAATTTGATTTTGGGCAGTATAGTGCCGCTCTTTTTGTGGTATTTGGGATGTAAGACGAATCCAATTTCCCGTTATTGGCTGTACCTTTCAGGATAACTATTGGATATACGCCAACATCCTCTCCGTTATCAGTGGTATAAAGGGGGGCTCCTTGAATTTCATCAACTGATATACACGCGCTAACCAACAGTGCTTTACTGTTCGGATGTAAATAATCCGTTGTGCTTGCGATGTATTTTGCATTTTCTGGCTTTGTGACATACATTTCAGATTTAACGACTGCATTTTTGGAACTGTTTTCAACGTATCCAACGGTTTTCATGCTTTCATCAAGAAACGTCACAAAATTCGTATATCCTGGAGAAGCCGCCGTTACAATAAATCTGTTTGTATTAAAGGGAGCCAAATCGAAATACCATGTATAATAGCTCGTTTGAGAAAAGCCTCTGTCCAAATAATAACTGCCTTTTACGACCTTTTGTGCGCCTAAATTAACCAGATTCCTTTTTTCATTGCTAACTATATCTTCCTTTAGTTGACCAACCGCATCTCCAGTAGCCTTTGCATCCGCCGCCTTGCCAGAGAGGGAGAGGGTGGGGTCGATGGCTTTCTGGATGTTTTCGCCTGCCGTATTTGCAAACTGCTCCACGTACTCGCCCATCTGGGCGATATCTTCGCGCACTTCCTTGCCCAGAACTGCGTTGCGGATCCCGTCGATGACTTCTTTCCATGGCTTCATAATCTGCCCACCTCCGTTGGCGTTGCATAAATCGTATCAGTTTCAAAGTTGAACGTATCCCACAGCCAGTCGTTCCCTGCAATTGCCGTTCGGCTGAACTTGTATGGGTTACAAGTGGCCATAATCGTTACGGTTGCGCTGTGATCTCCTGGTTTGAGCTCGACATCAAAAAAGCCATTCCATATCCAAGATGGATCCAGCTCAAAATAAAATTGCAGCCATTGCCCTTGCAGTGCGGTCTCCAAATCACTTCGGACGTTCTCCCATGTTTTTTTCGGTCGGAGAACTGTGAATTCCATCGTAATCGTTCTCTTTTTGAAGTGCACCTTTCCGTCCAACGCACGGGTCAGGTTCAGAACCTTATCAGATCCTGGCACATAGACCAGATTCGATTCGGTCTCAGCTTTCCCAATGGCGGGATAGCTTTTGTTGAGCCACAACCCAAACCGGGACCGGAGCGATATTTCTTTCTCTTCAAGAAAAACATGAACGTCATTCAGGCGAGGGTTCTTTGCCGCGGCGGAATTGATCGACTCATAAAAATTCATTCATCCGCAGCCTCCTCTTCATCCGGTGTCGGGTCGTAGACCAGCTGGCCGTCCCGGACTTTGTAGGTCTTCCGGAAAGGTCGCCCATCTGGGATGCTTTCCATGTACAGGACGCCGTCCGGAGTTGGATGTGCGTTGTATGCCGGGTCAACGCTTCCGACGCTCATAATGGTTCCGTCCTCTTTGTAGGTAATCATGTACATCCAAAAATCTCCTTACATCAATCCGTAAACAGCACATGGGACGCAGCAGGTATCGTGCTTGTTGAATTTCACGCCAACACCGGATGCCTTTTGCGTATAGTATCCGCCCTGCCCAAACGTGATCCCGCTGGATGAAACATAGACTCTTCGGACTCTCGGATAGTCCCACACACGGCTTGCAATCGACCAAATTCCATTGATGGGGAAAACGGTATACTGCAAATCGCTTCCGTTCACTCCACTGCCGTCCAAACCGGTGTAGTATTCACCGAACCCAATCACAATGGCGGAATATGGGCGCAATCGGCCATCGTTGCAAATCACAGCGCCATCTCCCATGCCGCTGTCTGGGTCTCCGTTCTCCCAAATTTTGTCCTGTCGAATGCCGTAGAATGTAATCTTTCCGGAATTGATGGTGCAGCTTCCGTTGCCGTCGGTGATGGAGATGCTGTCCGATTGGATGTTGACCATGCTGGAATCGTTGAGGACCTTTACGCCGTCATGGGTGATTTGCACTCGCTTGCCGGGCAGGGACTCATGCCGGACGATCAGGCCGTCGGCCTCGCTCCATTCCAGAAAGTTCGTCGCGGTCTTGGCGGCTTCTGTCACGTTTTTGTCCGTTTTCTTCAGATGCTCGATGAGCTGCTGGTTATAGCTCTCGGAAGCCGCGTTGCTCTCATCCAGCAGGTTCGTCTTGCCGAGGTTTTCCACATGCCGGTCGGTCAGGGTGCGGCGGGTCATGCCGAAGCTGTACTCTTTCTTTTCCGGATGGTCGAGCGGCTCGGTCAGCCTGGAGCAGAGCATAATGGCATCGACGCTGTGCGGTGCGCTCAAGATGTGGGCATAACAGGCGAAGGTCAGGCGCTCGGTGGCCTCGCCTGCGTCCACAAGGTCCACGGCCTTGATGGTGTAGCTCGTGACCATCAGATGGTTCTGCTGCAGCGCCTGCACACCGGCGGCAAAGGTATCGTTGGCGCTGTCGGTGTCGAACTCCACGATGCGGGCGATGACGCCGAACTTCTTGACGGCGTCGGTGTTCTCGATGTAGCCGTCCTCCAGATCGTACCGGTATCCGGACTGCGGCAGATATTGCTGGATGGTCGCGGAGTCGGTATCCATGATGCCGTAGCGCTCCTCGTGCTCATCCGTGTATTTTCCCAGCCCGCCGGGAAGCCACTTGAACTTATACTTCCACCGGGTCTCCTTCACGGTGTGCTTGTTGCCCACCGGATAGATGCGGGTGTATAAGCCGTTCGTGTCGGTCTTTTCGGTCAGGTCGAGCAGGTTGACGCCGTACTCGATCTTTTGGGCCGTCACCCGCTTTTCTTCCACTGCCTGGTCGCAATAGTTCAGGACATTGTAACCCGTCGCTGCGTCAAACGTGCAGTAGGCGTACCCGCCGAAGACCTTGAGCACCAGCTTGTCGATGATGTCCCAGACCTTGCCGTAGTCCTCGCCCACGCCGTACTGGTCTGCGTCACCGAAGTGGACCACCTGATCGCCCAGGGCTGCCGTCACAGTGCCCAGCTCGAACATCTTCATCTTCTGGCCGACCTGCGCGTTGTGCACGTCGATGAGGTGCTGGAGGAACTCCTTCAGGGTCCCCTCATAATTGAACGGCGTCACGCAGGAATCGTTGAAAAACGAGAGCGCACCCTCGCAGTAGACAGCCCGGTTGTTGTACCAGTCCGCCTCATGGCTGAAGATGCGCCCGCGCCAGGTCTCCTTTCCGTCCTGCTTTACCACGACCACCGTGGACATCTTTTGCAGCATCTCGTACATCGGATGTTCACGGGTCATGGTGAAGGTCAGGCTCCCGCCCTTGCTGATTTCGCGGGTCAGTTTCGGGCTGAGGACCGTGCCGTTTTTGTTGCCCGGCTGATAGATGAGCAGCTCCGCGTCCGGGTTGCCGTAGGGATAGCCGTAGATCTCATACATTGTTTCAGTTTCCCCTTCCGCTCAGGACGGCCAGCTGGCCCAGATTTGCATTGACGTTCGGTGTGATGATGCGGGCCACCTCTTCGCCATCCAGCGCGACGACGCCCTTGCCGGTTTCCGGCAGATACTTTTCCACGAACTCGCCGATGCGGGCAAGCTCGGCCTGCATCTTGTTCTGGTAGTCGCTCATCGAGGGCTGCTGGCGGAAGCTGTAAGGGTCTGTGCGGTAGTCGTAGCCCGCAAAGGCCCGCTCGTTGCCGTACCAGTAGGCGTCCTGAATGTCCTTGTAGGACAGCTTGGAGCTGGAGCTGGCCTTTTTCTCGGTCTGGTCCTTGTCCTTCGTGGCCCACTTGTAGATGCCGTAGCCCACAGCACCCACCGCAAGCACACCTGCCACGATGAGGCCGATCTGCGGGATGGACAGACCCAGTGCGGCCACCCCAGTGCCGGCCGTTGCAGCTCCTGCTGTTCCTGCTGCTCCGGCCGTTCCCGTAGCGACCGTTGCGCCGCCTGCCCCGATGAGCTTGCCGATGCCGGAGACCACGCTGGAGATGCCGCCGGTTGCATTGACAGCCTCGATGGATGTCTTCAGGGTCTGCAGCGTCGTGACCAGCGTTTCAACGCTTGTTGCAAAATTGAGGGCCTGCGACACGCCGTTGGTGATGATTGTGAAAAAGTCACCGGCGTTCTGCAAGGTCTCGCTGTCGAAGAACTCGCCCAGGCTGGTCAGAGAGCTGCCAAAATCCGAAAACGCCGCATTGGACTCACTGATAAGGTTCTTGAACTTATTTGCCTGGGCGTTCGCGCGGTTGTTGTTCTTCTGGTATTCCTTTAACGCTTTACTTGCAGCGTCGAGCTTTTCCTCTTCTTCTGTGAGCAGATAACCAATCTTCAGCGTCTGCTCCGAGAATTCCCCGGTGCTGGCTGCGGACTCGTTGTAAGCGGCCTGCAGCTGGGCCACCATTTCGGCTGCAGCGCCATAGTTGCTGTTCAGGGTGTCGTACTGGCTCACGACGGCCTGCGAGGTCTCCTTGCTGTCGGTCTCCACGCCGTCCATCAGGGTCTTAACCTTCGTGTAGGTCTCCAGCGCCCCGTTGACGATGCGGGTACCGGTCTCGGTGGCCGTCTGTTCGATGTGCTCGGAGTTGTCCTGGTATTTCTTTGTCACCGACTCGATGGTCGTAGAGATGCCGTTCTTCAGCGTCTGCGCCGTCTGCGTCAGGGTCGAGACCAGCGACTTCGAGGCGTCCTCATAGGTCTTCTGGGTCGTGGTGGTGACCTTGCCGTTCTCGTCTGTGACTTCTTTGGTGACCAGCTTGTAGTTCTTCACCACGCCGTTCACCAGCTCCTTGCCGGACTCGGTGGTGGTGCGGGTCAGCTGGTCGTAGACCTTGCCGGTGCTGTCCTTGATTTTCTCGGTCAGTTCGGTAACAGACGTCGTGATCTGCCCGTACTCGTTGGCGGAGTAGGACGTGGCCGCGTCGGTCAGGGCGGAGAGGACGGTCTTGGTGACGGTCTTGTTCTTGTTCTTGTCCGTGCCTCCATCGCCGCCGCTGGTTATTCCGCTTCCTTCCGTTTTTTCATCCTGCCGTTCCGTCCAACTTTTGTTATAGATGCCTTTTCCGGCAAGTGCTTCTTGTCGGCGGCGGTCACGGTTGCTTTGATGGTCTTGCGCGTCTCTGTACTCTTCGTAGCTGTCATAGTCAGAATAGGCGTCCTTTTTTAGAACATCATGATTCAGCCAATAACTTGCTTTGTCCAGAGCTGTAATCGCGGCGCTCCCAAGTTCGTTAAACTTCTGTTTTACGGAATCAATCGGCCCACTTAATCCAGTAATGGCACCAGCAAGTCCGAGCCAACCATCTTGTTTGTAGGCTTCCTGTGCCGCAACGACCATATCGTTCAGGTTGCCAATAACAACGCCGATGCCGCTTGAGAGGTCGCCCGTCATAAGCCCCGCCAGTTGGGAAACATTATCTTTCAGTGTGGAAATCCTGCCATTCATGGTCTGGCTCTGGGTGTCCATACTGTTGTAATAACGTCCGCCCTCTTCGCTGGCAGCGATTAACGCGCTAGACAGCAGGTCGTAGCTGACCGTCATATTCTGGACTTCTTCCACCGTTTTTCCCGTGTAGTCGGCCAGCACCTGATAGATGTTGATTCCAGCAAAAGCAAACTGCTTAACGTCTACTGCGCTAGCCTTTCCAACATTGGCGATCTGCTGAAGGTTTGCGGCCATACGGGAAAGCTCATCGTTTCCGCCGCCGGTAGCAGATACAGCATCGCCCAGAGCCATAATGACCTTACGAGAACGGCCAGCGTTTTCGCCTGCGCTGATGAGCAGCTGGTTTGCCTGCGTCAGAGATGCAACGTCAAACGGTGTGCGGGCTGCGTCTTCCTGAATGGCCTGCATAGCTTTCTGTGCTGCCTGTGCGCTGCCCAGCATATTGGTGAAGCCCGTGGTGTACTTCTCTATCTGCGCATTGTAAGAAACTCCCATCGCAACAAAGTCTTTTGCAAGGCCAACCGCCTTTGTCCCAAGCGAGGTAAGCATACCTGCAAGGATGTTGGCTTTTGCGCTGGCTGCTGCAAACTGGCTTGCCATTCCTGCAACGCCATTCCCGGCGGTGTTTGCGCTGCGGTTCAGCGAGTTTGCGGCGCTTTGCGTCTCTTTTCTGGCCTGCTCGATGCCCTGCTCATACTCGGAGGTATCAAGCCCCAAAGTGGCCATCAGATTAAAAAGATTCAGGGTCCCTCACCTCCGTTCTCTTCCACCATGTGGCGGCTGTCTTCCAATGCCTGCTCCCAGAACACCTCTGCTTCGGCCAGCGTGGTCTCGCGCCGGTTCGCCCTCGGAGGCTCCACCTCGGCCACGACATCGGAATAGGTGGTTTCCACCTCGAAGCCGACTCCTTTTGCGCAAAGGCGGATCAGCGAGGACATATAATCGCGGTACGCGTTCCGTTTGTAGTCTTCTTTGAGAAGATACAGTGCATAATTGTTAAAATACCGCAGGCCATAGGCCCGCAGATGTTCGAGGTTCGCCCGGCCGATCAGAACCCAAAATCGGTCGCGTTCAACATGCCGAGCGATTTGGTAAAACCCAGCACATCGGGCTGCATCAGGGTCTGCACCAGAGCGTCCAGAGCTTTCATGATGTTGTCCGATTCGCCCTCTTCCAGCGTGTACAGCTGGTGCAGTGCATCCACCGTGCGCTTCGGGTCCAGCTTCATCAGCGGCTTGGCAAAGTCCAGCGCGGCAAGGGCAAACTCACGCGGGGTGAGCTTTTTCTTCTCCGCCTGAGTCTCGACCGGTGCGCCCAGCAGCTTCATGGCGTTGTCCACGATGGCCTGCCGGGCCGCTTTGATCTCCGGGTTGTCCACATTGTCCTTGGCGTCCATCACCATGCGGGTGATGCTGTCGATGGCGTCATACAGCTTGGGGATGGACTCCACAGGGTCCAGATTGATGGTCAGGATCATACTTCGCCTCCGGTCGTCTTCACATAAAATTCCATCGGCACCTTGCTGGTGTCGGCGATATCATAGTGCCCCTTCAGGCTCAGGGACAGATTGCCCTTGCCGTCCTTGCTGGTCTTGAGTTCCAGACCGCCGTCGCTGGCAGCCTTCGACAGCCTGCAGGCTGCGTATCCGCCGCCGATCAGCTGGCCATACCACCAGACATTCTGAAAATCCGCTTCCTTGTAGTCTTCGCGCACCGTGATCTTGTTTGCTTCAACATCTGCCGCACCGAGATTCAGCTTAATGGTGTCGGCACTGACGGTCAGGCAGGTGGTGGACAGGCCGCAAACCCAGCTCGTGATATGCTTGAGCTGATAGGTATTTTCGGGTACTTCGTCGATGTCCTCGCCGAAATCCACGGTGTTGGGTTTGCAGGTGATGTTGATGCCGCCGGAAGTCAAGCAGATGCGGTCTTCGGCAGCGATTGCTTTTGTCCCGGCGGGGTCAAAGGTCTTCAGCAGGGCACCCGCCTGGAACTGAAGCTTCTTGAACTCATCTGCCGAAACGGGCGTGAACATTTTGTTCATGATTCATCCTTTCTCACACCACGAAGGATGTGACGTCAAAGTTGAGGTATGTGCACAGATATTTTTCCGGTGGGTTGTCCATTGGCTGCGCCCACGGGCTGCCTGCGCACAAAAGGACCGCGCCGCCCTCGCACTCGATGGTCAGTCCATCGCCAAGGGCCGCGCGGAGTTCATCGGTCTTGCGAATGATGGGGAGCTTGCCGCCGTCCACCGGATACCACAGTCGCGCATGGAAGGTGCTGCTCTCGTCAAAACCTTTGGGGATGACCGGCCGCACCGTGATATATGGTAGGGAAGCGCCCGGCGGCACGAAATCCTCCGGGTATACAGGAATATTGAACAGTATAAAAAAGCTGTTCAGCGCCGTGGTAATGGCTTCTTCTGCGCCCATCAGGAAAGCACCACCTTTTTGCACTGCACAACGGCAAGATTCATCCCGCTTTCGGCGGGGGAAACCTTGTCGCTGCTTGCGGTGGTCACCTCATAGGTCTGGCCGTCCTCCAGCCGCTTGATGCAGTCGAAGGGGGCCAGCTTGATGCCCTTATCCACATAGAGGGAGTAGGTGGATGCCGTGCCCTGCTGCTCTGCCTGCTGCGCTTCAATGGTCTGGTCGTGGCGCTCGATGGCGAGGAATTCCATGCCGTCCTCCCATGTGGTGGTAGAGCCAAACAGGCCGTCCGATACCAGCTTCTTGACCATGAAGCAGAACTTTTTTGTAAAATTCTCCATCACGGTGGATTTGGTGAAATCGTTTACAGGCATTACAGTTTCCTCCATTGGTTGATCTCCCGGCGGTAGCGGGTCAGGCCGTCTGCGGGCAGGCCGTCGGAGCCGGTGGCCATGGTGCCGGACCAGCCGTTGAAGGACTGGGATACATAGCGCCCGCCGCCGGGGGTGGCTGCATCGTAGTCAGTGATCTTCTGGGCAAGCGCCACAAAATCAGGAGGGACCCGCATAGGCTGTACCGTGCCGGTGAATGTTTCGGCGGTCAGGTCTCCGTCTCCCGCCTTGTGCACTCCATCATTGAAAACAGACCCGCACACAAGGAAATACTGCCCGGCGGATACCCCGGCTGGGACAGTATCTGCCGTGAAGGTAAATTCCCCGGCGGTGGGGTCATCGTACCGGTCAAAGAAGTTTCGCGTGTACACGCACAGTTCTGGCACAGTCATGCGGGGTCACCTCCTTGCCGGTCAGACCGATTCGCCCGGTGTAATGGTCTGGACAGAGATGCCGTCCAGATACTCCGCGAACAGGGTCACGCCGGTGATGGCGAAGCTCTCAGAGACGGCGGTGGTGTAGTTGCCCTGGGTGTGGAAGCCGATCAGGTTGCTGGCCTCGCCTGCGGTGGTGTACACCAGACCGGCCTTTGCGTAGTCACTGTCGGAGGGGTCAACGTAGTACATCACGATATTGTCCACAGGGGTCGCAATGACTTTGCCCTTCGCGATCTCGCCGTCGGACAGCAGGAAGATGGTGTTGTAGCCCATGAAGTCCTTGATGTACTGGAAGCCGTACTGGTTCTGGATGGTGATGTTTGCGGTGCCCAGATACTCGGCCACATCCATGACGTTCACGAAGCCCACCACGCCGGTGACGGTGCGGTGCATGTTCTTGAACTTGTTCTCCACGCTGCCTTTTGCCATCGACAGTGCCATCTGGAAGGTCTTGGGGGTGCCCTTCAGGCTGCCGGTGTTCAGGTACTTGTAGAACTTGTCGGTCACCTTCGCGGTCAGATCGTACAGGAACTCGTCGTCTGTCTTCTGCACAGCGACGTCGTAGCCATAGTTCTGGATTGCTTCCAGGGAGACGGCCTTGGCGTACTTCTCGATGGTGATCTTGCCGTAATCCTTCTCCTTGACGGTGTACTGGCTGTAAGGGATCTCCTCGCCCTCTGCCACGGTGCCGCTCTGCAGGGTGCCCTGTGCATACTTGCTCTTCAGCACGGTGCCGGGTTGCATACGGATGGGGCGCATGATGCCCATGATCTCCCGCAGATGATCCCAGTTGCGCTGGAAGCGGGTCACGAAGTCGATCTCGCGGGGGTTGACGGTGATCTCGGTGGTGGTAATCAGATTTTCTTTTGCTGCCATAGGTTATTCCTTCCCGCCGCCTGTAAACAGGTCGGCATTTGCTGCAATCGCCGCCTGGCGTTCGCCTGCGTCCTTGATTGCAAAAATCTGGTCTTTGGTCATTTTGGATCCGGCGTTTGCGGGCGGGTTGTCCACCGGTGCGCCCTTGGTGGAGGTGCTGCCCACATAGTCGCTCCAGTCGGTTTTCAGGCTCTCGGCCAGCTTGTCCGCGTTCTTCACGTTGCCCTTGCTGTCCAGTTCCATCTTGTCGATGTCCTCGCCAGACAAGCGCACGATGCGGTCAAAGTACTTTTCCAGCACGCCTGCGGCCTTGAGCTGCTCCCGGAACTTGGATTCCTTTGCGGCTCTGGATTCCTTTGCGGTCTGCTGGGTCTTGTAGTCGGTCAGCGCCTTTTCTGCGGTCTGCTTACCGCTGTTGGCTGCGTCCCGTTCCTTTTCCGCTGCAACGCGGGCGTTTTTTTCGGTATCCAGTTCGTCCCGGAGGGCGTCGGTCTCCTCGTGCAAGGCGTCCAGAATGGCTTTTGCCTTGTCATCGTTGGAGGTTTCGGCGTTTTCCAGAATCTTGCGGATATCTGCTCTTTTGAGTGCCATGTGTGTGTCCTTTCTGCCCTTGCTTGGGCTGCCATGCTTGACAATCAGGTTATTTTGCCGGACGTGCTGCCGGTGTGGTGCCGCTTGCAGGGGTCGAACCTGCAACTACCCGGTTATGAGCCGGGAGCACTGCCAGTTGTGCAAAAACGGCATATAAAAAGCGGCTGACGCTGTGCGCCAACCGCTGAGTATTTAGTTTTTGCGTTCAACTTTGGTGATACATTCGACCGCCCAAAACTTCGCTTCCTGTAATTTTGTCATGCACAGACTCTTTTCTCGGCTTTCAGGAAGTGCGTCAAGCTGGGTTGCAAGTTCAAGGAAAAGGTCTTCTGCCTCGCAGTGCGCAGTTTTCACATCATCGGACAGGAACTTTTCTTTTGGTGTTTTGAACATTTTCTCCAAATTCATGAATTACGCCTCCTTGTTTCCTTCCTCTATTGCAATCTCTTGCAGTTCTTTGATATGATCTTCCACCGCCGGGCGCAGGAATGGGCGGGGAGCCATGCCCCTGGTAAAGTGCCATTTGCCGTTGAAATCTTGCCAGACCCACGGCGTTTTGCGTCCATCGCCCTTTTCCGCAAAGATACCGGTTCCCAGCTCCACATAGATGCTGTAAAGCAGATTTGAGCCGATGGTGACGGTCTTTTGTACGGCAGAGACAACAAATGTGATGGACGCTTTCAGCGCACCACCCACATAGCCCTGTATGCCGGTGCTGTCTGCCGTGCCGGTGGGAACCAGCAGCTGTGCATAGTCCTGCACCTTTATGCCCCAGAGCGTCAGCACCCGCTTCACCCATGCTTCCAGCGCTTCATTAAGCTGCGGCGTGTTGTCGGTGACTTTGATGTCGTAGTTGAATTTCATTTCTTTTTCTTCATCCGCTTCCATTGATTGAAGTTCTTTACGGCATCAAAATTATATCTGGATTCGATGATGCCGGATGCTTTCAACTTTGTTTTTGCATTTTGCCGGTATTGGGTCGTCATATCAGATTTGAATTCTTTCCACGTGGATGCCTCGGACTCGTAGAATTTCCGCGTTCCGTCCGATTTTGCCGTCTTTGCGAGGTCCTGATTCCGCTTGATGTTTGAGTCCATGGTGTCAAACGCGCCCTGAACAATATCCCGCGCGTAGGATATCTGCTTTTCTGTTCCAGTGATGTTGAGTTCAGACGCAGAGAACGGCTTTGTGCTCAGGCTATACTCTTCTCTTCGTCCTTTAGCGCCGCCAGCGCCAGAGCCACCGCCCCAGCCGGATGCGCCTGCTCCTCTAGCCATGTTTCTTCTCCTCCGCTTTGCGTTTCCGCTCTTTCGTCCACCACATCTGTTCAGCTTCCGTGCCGCCTTTGGCTTTGTACCACTCGGTATAGGTCAGGTCAGATGTGACCTCTTTTGTCGTGTTGTCCCGCCGCATAGCGTTCTGCCGTGGGTACTTGACCAACGCGCTGGTTAGTTTGCACCGGCAGTGATAGACCATTTCCGGGGCGGCGTTGGGGTCTCCCGGATACATGATCTCGTAGCCCTGCACCTTGAACGGCTCGTCAAGATCGGTGGTCTCCTGATCCAGCAGTCGGTGCATCTCGCGGGTGCGGTAGTCCAAAGTACTGTTCCAGCGCTTCTGCACCTCAATGCCAATGGCTTCAGCGTTGCGCAACTGCTGCATCGTCCCTGCGTTCTGTGCGCCTGTAAGGGCTGTGATGGCGTTGTTCATCGCCCAGTGCACTTCCGTGTCTGCCATGCCCTGCACAGCCTGCACCGCAATGTCATGGACGCTTTTGCCCTGTATGATGCCTTTTGTGACGTACCGGTTGAACACCCGCGCGTCGTAGGTCTTGTTGCTCTCGCTCTTGATGCGCTTGTTGGGCACAAGCTTGGGATTCTCCAGCAGCAGCCGCTTGACCGCTTCGGTGTTGTACAAGGTCAGGTTGAACGCCACACCTGCGGCCTGTTCCAACTCGTAGAATGCCCAGTTTGCGCCAAGGGCAAAGATATCGTACTGTTCATCTCGCGCCAGCTTGTATGCCGTCTGCTGGGCTGTGGTGCACGTCTGGGTGATGTTGTCCAGCTTCTGGTGCATCATCTCGGACTGAAACACCTGATTCCGCAGCCATGTGCGGTAGTCGCTCTCGGTGATCTCGCCAGCTTCCAGCTGCTGCCGCTTGTGCTCGTCCAGCTGCTTGTATTTTGCGAGAAACTCGGTCAGCTGCTCGGTCATCTCCCGGCGGGCGGCGCCGTATACACGCAAAATGCGGCGGCGCAGCCTGTTCAGCTGCCGGGTGGAGATGCGGTCAAGTTCGCTTGTCATTCTTCACCACCGCCGGTCTCCCGCGTTGCGCTCTCTGCCATCAGCGCGGCCTTGGCCTGCTCCTTCTGCTCCTGTGTGAGGTTCGGCAGCAGCTCGATGGCCATTTCATCACCGATGACAGCAGCCTCAGAAAGCACCATGTCCACCTGCTCCTTGGTATTGGAGATGCGCACATGGGTATACTGCGGCTTTGCGTCCGGCAGACCGGCGATTTTGAGCACCTGACGCACAAACTTGGTGATCTGCTGCTCAAAGTCGCGGGCGTTCTCGTCCAGCGGCTGATAAGCGGCGTCCAGATGGTCGTTGGTGCTGTTTGCGCTCACGCAATGCACGTCCAGACCGCCGAAATCCTCATACAGGGAACTGTGCAGCCGCTGCAAAAGGGTCTCCCGCGCCTGTGTGGGAATCTCCTGCGTGTAAGGCTGCACACTGCCGCCGTTGCCCCCGGCGTTGTCTACGTTGGCGGCGTGGTTGAACCGCAGCCGCTGCATGAACTTGCGCAGATCTGCGTCATTCATGCCGCCGTAGTTGGAAATAAGCCAGTACACTTGCGCACACTCGCGCAGATCATCGCAAAAGCCGTTAATAATCAGGTCAATGTTGTCGATGTACCCTTTGAGGTTGACAAGTGTGCTCTGCTTTGCGCTGCTGCCCCACAACGGCACAATGGGCAGCGTTCCGTAACCCTCGCCCTCCACGATCTCGTCCCCGGCGGGGGTTGTGGTCGTGGTAGTCTTGTAGGGCTGCTGCTCACCGTCCTGATGCAACATGCGCTCGCCCTTGCTGTCCTCGGTGTAGCGGGTGTAGCCGCTCTCCTCATACAGTACAGCGTGCATGGGCTTGTCTGGCTGCAAGCGCCAGAACCGGATGCCAGCTCGCATAGTGCCGTCCTGCTCGTCATACAGGGGCGCAAACTCGGTCAGCTTGAACACGTCCAAGTGGTCGTTGTTCCAAAAGCCAAAGCTTTCCCCGTGGATGCAGGCAAGGTAACCCAGCCGGTAAAGCTGCTCGTCAAAGCTTTCGCCTAGCTGCGCCTTTACCTCGTCCGCATCCGGCAGGGTGATGCCGTTTGCAAGGCTATACGCCACGCGCTGCACGTTAAGCCGGTGAAAGGAGTTGCTTTTCACAGTCTCCGGTCGGGCTCTCTTGGTGATGCCGTTGAGCTTATAGTCGATGTTGGCAAGTGCATCCAGCAAGTCATCCATGCCGGTGTTGAGCTGCCTGTCGTACTTGTCAGCCTTTTCAGCGGTACGCACCGGGGCGCTTGTAACGTGCTCCGCGATAAAGCTTTGCACAAAAGCGGTTTTGGCTGCGGGGTTGTTCTGTACCGCTTCAAGGTCTTGGTATGTTCTCACTTGCTTTGCTCCTTATTTTCCGGGCTTGTGCCACACAAGTTCCATGGCGTATCGTGTAGCGTCTATGTGGTGGTTATCGTGGTCGGGGTATCCGGGCAACGGCTCGCCGTTCTTGTCCGCGTCATACTCGTACTCGGTGAACTCCTTCAGAGTGTCCGGGCAGCGCACCGGGTCTATTACGATGGCGGTCAGGCTTTGCAGCCACTTCACGCCCTGCCCAACGCTGTTCGGACCTTTTATCGCGGGCAAGCATTTCATTCCCCATGCAGTATAGTCGGTGCAACTCTTTGGTTCGGCGCTGTCACCGGTCAGGCGCTCGCTCTCTGGGTGCTCCATAACGTGCCGGTCTTGCAGCATCTTGAACGTGTCCTCGTTGCGTGTGCGCCGCACGGTGATCTCGTCATAGATATACAGGGTCTTGCGTGCTGCGTCGTAACTCATGCAGTTGTAGGCAAAGGGGTCAGGATACCAGCCCCAGTCAATGCCGTGATACTTGCGCTCAAACTTAGCGGGGTCTATCTTTTCCGCTCGGATGTTTGTAAAGACTTCCTTGCCGCAGCCGGTCACCTCGCCCAGGTACTCGTGCTTGTAGGCAATCTCGTTGTTTTCCTTCAGGGCTTCTGCGTCCTGTAAAAATCGTTCGCCCAGCCACTCCGGCGGTGCGTCCAGATAGCAAGAGTGGTGTACAACGGTGTTCGGGTGCGGCTCAAGCACAAATCGGTTCATCCAGTTTCGGGCAGCCGCCGGGGGGTTGTAACTCATGAACTCGTATGTATCGCCGCCACCGCGCAGAACGGACTGCCGGACGCTGCGCAACTGCTCTGCGCCGTCCATCTGGTCTGCTTCCTCTACCCACAGAATGCCGATTGCACCAAAAGGCGGCTTGATGGACTTGATTTTGGTCTCGTCGTCCAGCCCTCGGAAGTAGATGATCTGCCCGGTCACATTGTCTGTGATCTCCATAGGCGATACCTTGCAACTGTACCGACTATCTTGCCGCAGCTCATGTATCGCCCACTTGATCTGTGCATACACGCTATCGCGCATCGTGCCGCCGACTTTGCGGCAGACACAAGCGTGCATCTCCGGGTTGCGGCGCAGGGTCTCGATGATCTTCAGGCTCAGAAAAGAGGATTTTGTGGATCCGCGTCCACCGTTGAGGATGTAGGAGCCGTTGGGCTCTATGTGGCGGTTCAGGTCAACAAACGCTTTACCGATGCACCGAGCGGGCAGCTCAAAACTGCTTTCCTCGGCGGCGCTGCTGGCTTCCGTCCATTCCTCCCACTTCTCTACGGCTTTCATATCGCCGCTGGCAGCTGCCATGTAAACCCCAGCAGAGATCAGCGCGTTGTTTGTCACTCCCTCTGCCGTGTCTACGCCCAGTGTCTCAAGCTGCTTGAGGTTTTTCTTGTTGGTGATGGGTGCTGCGGCGATCTGTGATGCAATGGAGGATAGGGTCTTTGCCTGCCGTTTTGCTACGCCGCTTGCAATGCCGCCTTTTTTGGCAGTTTGTGCCTGTTTACCGCCTGCTTGAAACTGCGTGGCACGTCCCGCCTCCGGGTCTATCTTACGCCGTGCCATGCCTTACTCCTCTCAGAACTCCAGATCCCGTGTGCCTGGCTTCGAATACCGCTTCGCTTTACCGGTTCGGCGATTGTACCACCGGATATCCCGGCGGTTTGCGACGTACAGCTTGCGCCTGTTTTTGGCGCTGTTGCTGTTGCCCGCACGTCCTGTCCATACGCTTCCACTAAGTGCCATCCGTCATGCCCTCCTCTACGGCTTCAAACGCCTTTTTGCCGGTGTTGTTGGTGTTGTTCTCAAAAATCGTCTTGCCGCTGTATCCGCGCAGGATGCAAAACTTTTTCATGATGCCGTTCAGCAGCGTTTTGATCTTGCGGAAAAGCTTGTCGTCATGGAACAGCATGATCTGCTCAACGTTGTTGGAGCTGGATAGGTTTGCGCTGCCCATGATGATCAGATTGCCCTTGTCGCTCTCGATCAGGCAAATCTTGCAATGCGATGCCAGCACCGCCACGTTGATATGCTGCCCGGTAAACTGGGAGATCATGTAGGGTACCAACTTTGCCCGCTCCATTGCCACAAAGTAATTTGACACGATCAGGTTCAGTTGCTCGCAACCCAGATACCCGGCAATGGCGCATAGCTGAATGCTATAAAGAACAGTATTG